AATCTGCTGCATGACATCCTCATTAAGGTGTCCTTTCTGTCCTTTAAACGACATTACTGTCTCAGATGCGTCATCCCATGTAGCATTTGTCAAGGATTGACCTGGCTGAAGGTTGTTCATGAAGGACGCAACTGTCTCAGTCATGCCTTGTTCTGGTGTAAAAGTCATATATACCATGCCTTTACGGTCCAGAGTACGGGTAACAGCCTGTGAATAGATGTCTCTGCCGGGTTCTTCGTCTAGCCAGATGCAGTCTACACTGCGTCCTTGCCATTTCTCTACACCCATTTCATAGGCTTTGAAGAATAAAGATGAGTTCCCGCCACTAACATGCCGTATAAGTGCTACAGATTTAGCATTAGGCACACCCGGTTTCCGCTCTGTTTTTATTATACGTGAACGTGGAACCGTACCAGAGCCAAAGGCTTCCGGATCGTCAGGAGAACCCAATAACTCATATTGTACAATGTCTCTAGTGGTTTCGTTAGAGACTCCACCTGCCCATGCTATGATGGGTTGATGGTATACCCGTCCTTTCCACCACTCTGGGTATAACCCAGTAAGGTGAAATGAAAGTTCCGCACTACCGCAATAGGATTTTCCTATACGGTTAGCAGCCATTAACAGTCGCTGATTGGCTTCTGCTCCTGTTTCATGAAACTTCAGTTGGTAAGGGTAGGGATCATAGGAATCTATCCTGTTGAAACGCTCCCGTTGCCTTAGTTCCCGTAGGAGTTCTACGGCTCTAGTGCTTGAGGAGGGCATCTAATTCCCTTTCTATTTCCTCTTTCGACATTGACTCTATGGTTGTTGTTTCGATTCTTTCGACTGGTTTGAGTCCAGCCCGGTCAAGGAGGTCTTTGACAGCACCGAGTCTAACCGACTCTGACTCAGCCGATTCAGCAAGTTCACTAAGCCAGCGTAAACCAGCAGGAACTTTATCTGCGAGTAACTTCTGAGTTGCTTCACGTATTTCATTTGTAAACTGTGCCTTTAGTTGTGAGCCTTTTACCTTGGCTGTCTTCTCTGAATAACCCGCATGGATAGCTGACTGCGTGGCATTGCCAGTCAGTACATAATGTTCAATGAATTTATCTTGTAGTATTGTCATTAACCAACACCGTAACCTGAAGTATCTGTATAACCAGTTTCATCCATACCAACCTCACCCCTAGTATTTCTCATTCCACCAGAGCCAAACGTATCTACCCCAGACATTACTTCTATTGCTGCATTTATCTCAGCCTGTGACGGACCACCACGATCACTTGACCTTGCTTTGTCAAGCACTGCTTTTGCTTTGGCTCTTGCTTTCGCTGCCTGTGCTGCCGATGCTTTTGCTGCTCTGGCTGCTGCTGCTCTGGAGTCTTTTAATGCTTGTCGTGCTAATGCAGTTCGTCTAGCTGCTGCTTTCTGTGCTGCAAGATTAGCTTTTCTCTGGGCTGCTGCTGCTGCTTTCTGGGCTGCAACCTTAGCCCTGTTTGCTGCTGCCGTTTTCGCTCTAGCGTTGGCTGCTGCTAATGCATTTGCTGCTGCATTTGCTGCTGCTATTTGGGCTTGCTTGTCTTTCTCTGCTTGCGCTGCTGCTGCTATTTCAGCAGGTGTTGGTCCTGCTGGTTTAGCTGGGGCTGCTGGTATATCTTTAAATGTATCTACTTGAGAGATCATCTCAGAAACATCTGCAGCACTAATATTAATACCTTGATTCTGTAACTCAGTGGCTGCTGCTAAACTTCCGGGTAATGCTGCCACACCTTTAGTACCCTTCATAGCCTTAGCCACGTGCTGTGCATAAGCCGACAGTGGGTTAGAACTAGCCATCATTTTCAAAGCTTGCGCTTTCGTCACAACCATACCACCTAGTTTTGTACCTGCTTTTACTGCCATTGGCATCAACCCTAGATCGTCATCCCAGACAAGTTCAACTAGTTCTTGTCCAGCTTTAGTGGTTCCTTTACTAGCAGATCTTACACCCGCAGCTGCGAGTATAGCAGCTAGTGACGTACCTAAAAATCCTCGTTTAGTAGGATCATAACCACCTTTAGCTGCTAGCGATTTAGCTAATGCACTGTAACCCGCGCCAGCAGCTTTTCCCGCAACTGATAAGGCTGGACTTACGGGGAGTGCCATCGCAGCAATCGGACGAAGGTCTACTGTTGTAGTTGTACCAAGGCCACCCGATGGCGGGTGAGTAAAATCAACGGTACCACCACCAGTTCCAATACCACTATAAGGATCGTAATCTGCTTGACTCATCGCTGGAACTTCAGCCATACCAGCATCAGCTAAAACCTGAGAATAGTCACCAGAAACATCGTCATCCCCGAAAAAGTCATCACCAGCATCATCCTCTGTACCACCAATAATGGTCGGTACTCCAGTAGACATATTAGATGGATAATCTAAACCCCACGAACCCGGTCCTTTGTCATAAATCGTGCGTCCAGAAGGTGCAAAAGGAGTAAGTGATGAAGTTTGCGAAGCCTGGCTAAAAGGAGTAACTCCCTGTAGATTAGGATCAGTTGCAGCCAGTCCACCAGTAGGATCGCCCAACTCAGAGAATGTATCTATCTGAGTTTCCACATCAATCTCACCTTGAGATGGACCTTCAGGTATACCGGGAAGAGGTATAATATCTTCAACAATGTCGCTTACAGGTAGGTCTACTGGACCTTTATCAGGCCAGCTTATACCACCAGTTGGATCTTGAGTAGGTAAATCCTTGGGTACCCCCCAAGATATACCAACAGAATCAGGGGATATGTTAAAACCCCAGCTTGGTCCTTTATCGTATCCAGCCTGTGCTACCTGTGTACCATCTCCAAAGTATGACTCCATTCCCGTAAAAGGTACAGTAGCCATACCAGCTTGGGCAACATCAGCGGGCATAATAGGCACTACATTCGATGGTATATTCTGCTGCTGTAACTGTTGAATAGGCGTACTTAACTGTTGTGGCGTATAGTCAGAACCTGTTGGTCTGAACTGGTTTACTGTAGGCCCAGCAAAATAAGACTCTGCGGGTGCAATACCCATAGAAGATAGCCTAGCGCCATACTCGGCCCAAGTTTCATCCTCTCGCTTTTGTCTTGGGTCCATTATGTCTTTCTCCTCTTATTCATTCTTATGGCTATGCCTTGCTGTATGGCCTCCCTACGTGTCTTATAGACCTTACCCGTCTTACCCCAGCGCCAACCCCCCTTAACCTTCATGGCGGGCATTAGGAGAGGTCTGAGTGCATCTCACGCACTTTATCAGATACTGAATGGACCCAGATAGAAGGCAATACGCCATGTGCCACAGCAGTCAAGGATAAAAGAAATAATCTCATAGCTATATTCCATGCGTATAATAGGTGTCCGAAGTAGGTTAGATTCTGTTCGCGTAGGTGTTTCATAAGGATATGGTGATATTGCTTAAATAGCCCACCGCTGAGTGGGAAGGATATATATATAGAATAAAAAAGAAGAGGGGGTGTGCCACCCCTACGGCATTCGCGCTTGTGGGCGCTCACAACAGCATTCGCTCGCATGGCCTCGCTCACAACAGCACACCCTCCGTGCTGTGGCTGGGATCGCGGGCTTCTAGGGCGCGCCTACATACACGGATACTCAATGCTCAGATCAAGCGTGTGAGTGAGCGGGATTGATATCATATCCGGTAGGTCTACAGCCTTATGCTCCTGTTACCTGGCTCCGTCAGACACAGCGTCTGTACGCATCCTGCGTTGTAACAACTGGTTCTAATAACCAACAGCATGTTACCGAACAGAGGTAGTATCGAACGACATTCACGTGAGGTCTTCGGCTTACAAGCGCTAAGCCTGCTAAACAGAGCGCAGGCTCTGACTCCGCCTAACACCGGCTACGTCAGTCGATACAGCACCCGCGCTTGACGCTCGACACAGCACGCTCATAACAGATCAACAGACTACAACGAATTCCCCCACAAGGGAATTCGCAAAGAAACTCCTCGCGATGCAAACCATCTCGATCGAGGTTAGCATGAGATTTTATACATCAAGAGACAAACACATCAACGTCTTCTCTTGACATATAAAATACTACATGCTGTTGGAGAAGATGTTGTAGATGTAAAACTTAAACGGCAAACAAAAGGAGTTTATGCCAAATGAAACATATCAATGACATGTTAGGGCTGTTCGATAGAGACTGCTGGACTAGAGTAGGCTTTGGCTGGGAAAAGAGTACACTCTGGAAGGCCATGTACTGGGGCTTTGAGGTGCTGAAGGAGCGTGACGCTGAGGCCCAGGCCTTGAAAGATAACGTCAACGGCACTGGTACCGATGTTACGGAGAATACCGACGCTGACGGGGCTTATGAGACTGAAGAAGATGTCTCACCGTATGTTGCTATATCCAAGATCGAGAGGTTC